CTGGACGGCACCGAGCGGCACGATGTACTAATACAATGTTAGGGCAAAAAAATAACATCAAGGTCGAAGTGGCCGTACCGCCCGTCCTTTACCACGATACGGTCTATAACAGACGCCCAGAGCGTGTGGCGCTCCTGCGGTGACAGCGTGGCGTATATGCTGCGGAAGTCTCCGGCCAGGAGCTGCCGCAGCGGGCCGAGATCGCGTTCGGCGCTCTGTGCGGCGCGCGCAGCCTCTGCTGCGTCCTGCTGCTGGATCAGAGCGCGGTATTTTTCATCATACGCCGCGCGGTCAATAACGCCGTCCACATACAAGTCTTGCAGCCGGGACAGCTTGCGCTGGATTGCGCCCACGTCCACAACAGCCTGGCGGCGCTGGGCCTCCTGTACGTCAAACTGCGCTATGTAGGCGTCCAGCTGCGGCTGTATGTGATCCAGGAGCCAGCCCTCCAGGCGCGGCTCCCAAGGCGTCGTTTTCCAGGAGCAGCGCTTTTCGATCCAGTGCTGCGTACAGCGATACCGCAGATACAGCCGGTTCAATTTGTGATCGAACTGGGGGAACGCTTTCAAGGTGCAGCCGCAGACAGGGCAACGCAAAAGACCCGTAAACACATAGCTGTACTTGCTTTGTCGCGTGTGGCCGGAGGCCTGCCTTGCCAAGATTTCTTGAACACGCTGGAACTGATCCGGGGAGATAATGGCCGGGCAATAATTTTTATTATCCCGGTACTGGCCGCAGTACAAACCGTTCCGCAGCATCCGACCTATCGCATTACGGGGCAGATCGACGCCGCACTGATCGCGCAGCCAGACCTGCGTACTGCGTGCGCTGTGTACAGCCTCATAGTGATCGAAGAACGCCCGCACGATTACAGCCTGATCCTCCACGATCTGCACGCGGTGGCCGCGCACCTCCAGCCCATACGGCAGAGATTTGGAGCCAAAGATCGCGCCGCCGTTCTTTACCCGCTCCGAAAATACAAACTTTATTCTGTCCGCCGTTCTGTCGCTCTCGTCCTGGGCGACGGACAGGCGGATATTTAAGTTTAACCGCCCGTTCGTCGTGCTGGTGTCGTAGTCCTCCAAGATTGCCTTCCAGTTCGTCCCGGCAGCGTCCAGCACATCCTGCACGCGGTAATACTCCCGCACACTGCGGAACCACCTGTCCAACTTTATAAACAGCACATAGTCAACGCCGCCAGCCTTTACGGCCTCCAGCACGCGCAACAGGCCGGGGCGGCGCTGTATTTCTTTTCGAGCGCTCACGCCGTCGTCGCTGTACTCCGCCACGATCTGGCACTGGAACGTGTCGCAGAACTCCCGCAGCGCCTCACGCTGCGCACCCAGACTGTAGCCGTGCCGGGCCTGTTCGTCTGTGGAAACGCGGATATAAAGAACCACCCGCGCACGATACCACGAATAATTTTGCGGTTTACCGTACAACATAATAAAAAACACCCCGCGAAATTGTACAAAGGTACTATGCCGCGCGGCGTTTTTGTGCTATACTTTGTGCTGTGGGGCGTGAAGTATGGCAGTTTTTGCCGTGCAGCGCGTTCTTTGGCCGTTCCCGTGCGCCAACACGGGGGCGGCCCTTTTGCTTTTGTAGGGGGTAATGGTGCGTGTATATGTGTGGGAGGCCCGCCAGGCTGCTGAGCTGACGCTCCAACAGCTGGAGCATAAAACCGGGATAAGCCGCAGCACCTTAAACCGTATTGAAAACGGCCAGATCGTGCCGCGCCTGGATCAGCTGGAGGCCATAGCCGCCGCCACAAATACGCGGATCACCGCCCTATTTGATAGCCCTTTGAAGTAAGTATGAACCCCGCGCAGCCAAAAGGCAAGCCGCGCCGGGCTTATTTCTCAATATTGAGAAATGACCGCCCAAACCATTGCGCCGCCGCTCCACCCGGCGTATAGTCGAATAAAGGAGGCGACGGCGAAATGAACAGGGCGCAATACTGGCAAGCAATAGAAGCGCTGCTGCGTGACGCAGACCTGGGAATACTGCGGCGTGTGTATAATTTCGTGCAGCAGATTACCCTACATTAAACCATTTTCGGCAAGCCACGAAAAAGGTTAAAAAAGGCGGCGGCCTTTACTGGTCGCCGTCCTTTTCTTTCTTTTCGCGCTCACCCAGGCCAAGCGCGTAACCGTACATAAAGGCGGCGTTGTCTTTGCCCAGGCCGCCCTCCATGCGCTGGATCGCTGCGTCGTCCATGTAGCGCTCCATGATTTCGGCAGGAATAGCCCCGGCCAGAAATTTGTCGATCAAGTCCCGCAGCTTTACCCAGTCCTCCTCCGAGAACTGCGCGAAACCTTTAAAAATGGACTTTGCAAGCGCGTTGTCGCCTTGCATTATGCTGTCAACGATCCCGCCCAGGGCGTCGTCCGTATTCACGAACATTTCGCCCTGCCCGGTGGTGAGCCAGCCGTAGTCGACGTTGAACTCTTTACAGAGGGCAAGGGCCATGCGATCAGTTAAAGCGCGGTCACCGCTTTCGATGCGGGAAATAGCCACGCCAGTAACGCCGACGCGCCGTCCGACCTCCTCCTGACTTAGGCCCAGAGCTTTGCGAAATTGCTTTAGGGTAGTCTCCATAATAAATCACCTCCTGCCAGTATATTAACACAGTATCTTAACCTAGTCAAGATGCAAAACAAAGAAACTTGACCAACGGTAGAGGCGGTAATAAAATAGGAATGAACAAGGGAGGCCGCGACGATGAACAGACCACCAGAACCAAACTACGCCGCGCCGCTGCCGCAACGGAGGGACACAGCGAACCACCGCCAGGCCGACCTGTACGACTACAACATGGAGACAGAGGGAGCACGCATTCATGTTGAGGTATGGCTGCACGAGGAAATCACCCCGCCGCAGTCTGCCGAGATTTTCCTTGCGATGGAAGAATTACGCCGGGCAGTATGGCGCGCCACAAAAGAGGCCCGGCGGATCACCCAGGCGGCGCAGCAGCCGCCGCAAGTATAGGAGGACGCCCACATGAAAGAAGAAACCGCCCGCGCCCTGACTTTGGCAGCGTGCGCGCTCCAGGCGTATGCACTGGCGAAAAGTTTCAAGCGGGAAGTAATCGACCCGCACCGCGAACCGCACAGGGAGGGCGACACCTTGGCCGACACGGTGCGGCGCACGCTGAACACCTACCCACCCAAAGACCGCGAACAGATCAAAGCCAAGAACGGCGAGATCGTCCAGGCGGTACTGGACACCCTCAAAGAAAAGACGGGCGGCGACATGACGCTGCGTGAAGCATACGCTATCCTGCAAATGGTGCAATACACCATTGAGGCCGAGGCAATGAGCGCGACGCGCACCCAGACCGTGGCCGACGTACACCTCTAAAACAAAGAACTGCTGCAGGAATAGGAGGCCAGCGTGGAGAAAAGAAAAACAACCCAATGCACCGAGCGCGGCCAACATAAGCGCTGCGCCCACCTCTGCCAGGGCGAGGCCCCGTGCTGGCGTAACTATGTATGTGACCCGGCAAAAAATAAAGATTGCACAGGTATACCCGGCGGGCGCTGCATGATCCAGTGCTACAACACACTGGACAAAGACAAGGCACTGATCCCGAAAAGCTGCTGCAAGTATGGCCCGGCGCGCCGAATCGCTGGCTACTGCCGCCCGTTGCTTTTCCTTTACCTCAAAACCCTGCAATGGCGCGGCATTGTGCCACGCGCTGCACCCGGCGCGGTGCGTGTGGCACTGAAAGACAAGCTGCACGAAAGGACGTGCAGACTGCGGGGGATTATGAAAAACTGGCGCGGCCAAGTATAACCGCACCAGTAACGGCTTACACTTTGTAAGCCTCCCCGGCGGCTGTAAGGACTACGCCCTCTATGCCGTCGTCGCTGCCCATGATTTCAGAAGAAAGCCCGGCTTTCTCTAATTCTTTGGCAGCACGGATCAAGGTAGGAACAGACAGGCCTAAATCGTTTATGTTGTTCCCGCCGCTTTGGCTCCAGCGTAACAGCTGGGCCGCTGCTTTAGATAAGCTCATAGCATTTTCACCCCCTTTCGCGCAACCCGCAACCGCTGGGCTTTATAGGCATGACAAGCACAGAGCGGGATTTACTTTAGAATGGCAACAGCAAGCGCCACCAGCGCCACAGCGTTGTCCGCAATCCACTTGCGAATTGTGCGTTTATATTCAACGCGCTTTTCTTGCTGGTGCTTTTCCTCTACGGCCTCTATGTAAGCCTCCGAGGTTTCGCGCCACCAGTCCATATACTCTTTCATATTCACGGCATTTTCACCCCTTTTCGCGCTGGCCGGGGCGTTTGCTCCGCCCTGGCCATGTTTTAGACATTCTCAACTGCATATATTTCTCCTTTTTCTCTCCGAGAACCCCAGGCGCTGCAACGTCTGGGGTTTTCTTTTTTTTGCAGGATAACTCGCGCAGAAATAGCTGTCAACCGGGGCTGTGAGGCTGCAATTTTGACTAAGGTAAACAAAAATATAACGCTGTAAGTGTGCAATGTGCTAAAATATTACCTAAGGTAAGAAAATGCGTTGACAAAACTACCATAGTAAACTATAATCTTAACCAAGGTAAGACAAACAAAAACAAAAGAAAATTTTTAAGGCCCCGCGACGGGGAGCAAAGGAGAACACCATGAAAAACATTGAAGTCACATACGACGCGCTGATCTGCGAGAACGGAACCTATGAACAGGGCGAAGCCGCCTTTATTCTGCCCATGACCGACGAGCTTGCCGCCGAATATCTGGCCGGACGCGCCACGGATCGCGGCGCGGTCAATCTGGTGGAAACCGCGCTGGAGGCCGTCGAAGTTATGCGGGGCCGCGTATATGTGCGCGGCAGTATCAAAGCCTACCGCGAAGCCAAGTAAACCACCCACCCCGGCGGGCCAGCTGCCCGCCGCCTGTCTGGGGCTGATCCGCCCCGCCGATGATGGCCCAGGGAGGGCCGAAACAGGCCCCGCGCGACGGGGAGGAAGGAAAGAAAAATGACGGTTTTTCAAGAATTGACAAAAGGAATGAAGCTCAGCGAACCATCGGAAGATATTAAAAAGAACATGGTAAAAGTCTTTGAAAAGAATTTCAGATGCCCGCCATGGAATGACAGGTACGATGACGGGTGCAGGGAGTTCACCAGCTGCGAAAGCTGCTGGTTTGGGTACATAAACAGTGAAGTAGAATAAAGGCTGCAAAAGCGAGAGCCGGACGCGATCCGGGGAAAAGGAGCCGAAAATGACTATTGCAACACTTGAAAAAATTCACGAACTGCTGAAAAAGGAAGTTAAAGCCCGCAACAATGCGCTGGAACTCACCAGAAAAGTATATAACGAAAGACAGGACGACCTAAAGGCAATCGCCGCCGCAACGGACGATATGAGCGTAGCCGCAGCAAAATGGGCCGTAGCGGCAGCGCAGGCGGCATACGATGAAGCGCGGCGGCAAAACTACGACGCCGACGCCGCCCTCCGCGATTTTGAAACCCAGGAATTTTAAGGAGGCCAAGGCCATGAAATTTTATTTTGACGGCGAGCTGATCCGCACATCAAAGGCCCACCGCTACACGCACGCCGTCGTGCTGCCGACAAAGCCGGGGGCCACAAACAAGTGGGACGCGGTAGGCTGCCGAGCCTCGCTGAAAAGCGCCCAGGCGCTGCTGGCACAGGAACGCCGCCGCATTGCCAAGTACAACCAGAAAACAGCCGACGCCCTGCGCGTGGTAGAGCTGGAGGCCAGACCGTAACAACACAGGAGGAAACAAAACCATGAACGAAAAGCAGAAACTGATCCGCGAAACCGCGCAGAAATTTGAGACCCTGCGCCCCGATATGCAGCAGTTTGTACTGGGCTATCTGGTAGCCCGGCAGAACACGCAGGGAGGCCGCCGCAATGAAAAATAAAGACCTCTGCAAAAGCTGCCAGTACAACACGGGCGAGTATTTCCTGTATTGTGAGTTGCAATGCTACGGCGTGACAAAAACGGACGGCCACGGCATTGTCTGGGAGTGCGACGACTACCTCCAACGCCAGACCACCACCAAAGAATAAACCCACCCCGGCGGGCCAGCAGCCCGCCGCCTGTCTGGGGCTGATCCGCCCCGCTGACGATGGCCCAGGGAGAGCCGAAACAGGGAGAAAAACATGAAAGAATACGAAAAGATAGTGGCCGAGGCCCAGGAACTGGCCGCAGAGAACCAGCGCAAAATCGACATATTGCTGGCGGACATGAACCGCCAGGAGCTGCGCAGCACCAGAACGGACGCTGCAGCACTGGCAAGAATGGAGCGCGACCTGGTGGACCTTGTGAACGGCTCCAGGATCAAGCGGGCCAGAGATCGCGGCATACTGCGCACTGCTGCCGTAATGCTGCACAAGGTACGCCGCCAGCTGCTGGACGACGCGGACCGCGCCGCGCTCTGCGAGCGCTGCATGAACCCGCACGTTTTGAAAGACCAGGACGAGCTGGACGACGTGTGCGCCCAGTGTCCACTAGAAAAGACGGTGGGCTGATATGCCAGCGCGCGACAGCTACATGGACGGCGGCAAGCCCGCCCGGTCTGCCGTCCCACAACAAATGGATATACCGGGCTTTGGCGGGCGCTACTACATCCGCATAGACGGCACGATCTGGCGGCGGTGGAAGTCTAAAGACGTGCAGCTGCAAGGCACACGCCACGGCAGAAACCGGGATTATAAGCTCACCACCCCGGCAGGCCGCGCAATCTGCAAGCCCGCGTCCGCGATCCTGCGCGCAACCTATTTCAAGGGGCTGCCCTCAAATATGCGACTGCTGCACAAAGACGGCCAAGAAAGCAACTGGGCCTACTGGAACCTCCAGCCCGTGACGGTCAACGAACTGGGCCGAATGTTCCACGGCAGCCTGGACGCCCGCAGCATTTTGAAAATCGACCCCAAAACGGACGAGATTGTGGCGATCTACAAAAGCACCCGCGCCGCCGCCCGCGCGGCGTTTTGCAGCCGTCAAACCATTTCGGACGCTTGCAACCGCAGAAACAAGAAAAACCCAGGCATAGCGCCGGACGGCTACCGCTACACCTGGGAGAAAGGAGAGACGAGCAAATGAAAAGACAACTGCGCGCCCTGCTGGCGCTGCTGGCCGTGCTGGCAGCAGACGCGGCGTTCTGGGCGATGATCTGGTGGGCCGTGCAGCAGCTGCGCAGCCTGGTTTGTCTGCTGTTTGTTATGTGCGCCGCCGTCTGGCTGGTGTAACGAATTTTAGGAGGATATGGCAAGATGACACAAGAAGAATATAAAAAGATCACAGAACTGGAATACAAAGCCAAGCAATGCCGCGCAGCCGGGATCGACCCGGAGATCGACGACGGCACGGCCTGGGCAATGACGCACACGCGGGAGTGTCGAATGGTAACAGACGGCCAGCGCTTTTGGGAACAGCCGCGCCTGATCCTGGAGTTTGACGTATTCCAGGGCGGCGTCGTGACTATGCGCTGCTACCTCCGTAATATCCCGAAACTGCCGCGCGCCGTCATTGAAAAGACACACGCAAGCGTCGCGGGCGACGATCTGCTGTATATGTTCCCGATCTATGAAACAGTGATCTTTGACCACACCCACCGCGACGACAAGGGCCGCACATGGCGGGATGTGATCCGGGGCGACTACCGCGAATACGCACGGGAACAGGAGGAGACGGCAAAATGACGAACTTTGCACAGTGTCTGCGCGCTCCGGAACTCCAGCAGGAACAGCCCGCAACGTTTGCAGTGCTTTTTTACGTAATCACACACGGCGCGAAGAATGACAAGACTATGCCCGGCTATATGCTGGAGAACGGAGTGGAGCTGGCCGACTGGCTCACGATCACGGCAGACGGCCAGCGCCTCTATCTGGCTATCGACGACTATCTGGGCATGATCCGGGGCCAGCGCACGGACTGCCGGGCCTATGCAGCCATAGGCGAAAGCCCGGAATATTTCAAGCTGGCCCATGTGATCGCATGGGGCGAACCAGACGAACACAACGCACAGCCCATGCAGCTGTACACGCTGCACACGGGCCGCACGCCTACCACCCTACCCAGCACCGCCACGCCCTGCCGCGACAGCGGCGGCAATATGGCAGGCTGGTATGACAAAAACGAAAGGAGCAACGAATGAACAAGCGCGAAATCGTGCAAGCCACGGTGCGGGACTTTTCCCGCCTGTCCTACGAGGCGCAGCAGTTTGTCCTGGGCTACATGGTAGCCCGCGCCAACTGCACCGCCAACGCCACCACCCCGGCGGATCAGCCGGAACAGAAAAAGCCCGCATAATGCGGGCGGAGGTTTGAACCATGCAAGGCTTAAATGTTGAAAAGTTCTATAAAACCCTGGCGCACATCCTGGCAGACCGTGAGGGCTGCCGCGTGTCCGTTGACGTGCAGCCGATCCAGGCCGCGCGCAGCGCATGAGGCCGTACTGGCAGCGGAACCAGGACAGCAAAGCCTGGCTTCGCCGCTGGGAGGAAAAGCGCCGCCGCGCCTTTGACGGCGGCCAGATCGACCACAGCAAAGACAAGAGCGCACCATGGAGCCACCCGGCACACTACGGCTACCTTGTGCCGCTGACAGGCGCAGCCCTGGAGGCATACAAGGGCTGGAAAATCCGCACGGGCAACACCGAAACGTCCGACGCTGTGCGCTGGGCCTTTGAGGACTGGTACATAGGAATTTGCCGGGACGAACTCAAAAAGACGGCAGCCAGGACGAAGGCTGCCGACAGCTACATGGACAATCTGAAAAAGAACAAAAAACGGGCCAGTGTCTAACGGCTTGACAACCGACACTGGCCCAGCATCATAAGGGCGGACGCAACGCTGGAACGCTGCGGCCTACTAAAAATATAACACGGTAGCGCCGCCACGTCAACCGCGAAAATAGGGGCCGAAAGGCCCCTATAACGCCCTTGTGATAGGTACTAATGTTTCGACGAAAGGCAGCTATCGCAATGGCAAGAAAAGCAGCACAGCCCAGGCTGGGGGCTGGGGGCGCAGCGCCCCAGAATGGCAGACAAGCCGCCCGGCAGAACCTGGCCGCAGCCACAACGGAAAAGGGCGGCGCGGCAGAGAAGAACCTCACCACCGCCCAGGGCTTGCTCCCTATCCAGCCAAAGAAACAGAAAGGCCACCGCCCCTCTGCCGGGAAGTGGCAGCCCTACGACTACGAGAGCGCCTACGAGCTGCCCCTGGATCAGCTGACAGAGCAACAAGTCCAGGAGATGATAGACCGGGAGCGCCGCGTCGTCTACGCGACCAAAACCGTAAAGCACGGCCACCAGTTTGACGTGGAGATATTCCCAGACTTTACTCACCTGCCCGGAAATCTGCCGAAAGATCGCAGCAACCGAGAGGCACAGCGCAATTTGAACGACAGAAACAGCCGCAAAGAGTGCGAGCGCCGGATCAATGAGAATTTCGGCCCGGACGACTACTGGGTAACGCTTACGTGCCTACCAAGAGAAGAACCGCAGACGATGGAAGAAGCGCTGCGCCTATTCCAGAACTATATCAAGCGCATAAACTACCGCCGGAAAAAACGCGGCCTGGAGCCAGCGCGCTACGTCTACGTCACAGACTGGACAAAGAACGGGCGCCGCGTTCGCACCCACTACCACCTGGTACTGGACGGCGGGCTGCCTATGGATGAAGTTATAGAGCTTTGGGGCCTAGGCAGAAAAAACACTGTTGAATACCTCACCCTGGACGAGCGCGGCCTCTCCGGCCTGGCCTACTACATCACGAAACCACACGCCAGCGACACCGAGGACATAAAACACAAGAAGCGCTGGACGGCCTCCAAAAATCTGCGCCGCCCGGTGGAACACAAAAACCATCAAGCCTTTGGCCGCCGCAAGGTCGAGGCCCTGGCGAAAGCCCCGGCGGATATGTTCACCACGATGGAAAAGAAATACCCGCTTTATTGGTGCGAGGCCGCAGAGGCCCGCCACAACGGTATAAACGGCTATTTCTACCTCCGCGCCGTGCTGCGCGAACGCTGCCAGCCGGGCGACCTGGTGACGATCACGGGCAAGCCGGAACTGCTGGAACGGCTGCCAGACGTGATCCAGCGCAAGCTGGCGAAATACCGCCGTTTCGCCGTCGTGTCCGTGGACTACACTGCGCCCGGCTGGGAAACTGCCGTATTGCAGCCGATAGGAACAAAGGACAGGATAGCGTGTCCGGCCCGCGCCTGTATTGTGAACTAAACAGAGGTTTTTACACTCAAAAAAGCGGAAAAATGAGCCGAAAGGAGCCGAAAACAAACAATGCGCCAGCAATGCGAGAAACGAACGGAGGACGGAGAACAGGAGGTCGTGATCCAGTGGGCCGCGTTTATGTCTCCCGCCCACCCGGAACTGCTGAACCTCTACCACGTCCCCAACGAGGGCAAGCGCAGCAAGGCAGAGGCAGCCCGCCAGCAACGCCTGGGACTGCGGCCAGGCGTCCCCGACCTGATCCTGGACAGCCCGAAAGGCATATACCACGGCCTCCGCGTCGAAATGAAAGTGAAGCCGAACAAAACCACCGCAGCCCAGGAGAAATGGCTGGAACGACTGGCCCGCGCGGGCTATTTCGTGGCCATCTGCTACTCTGCCCAGGAGGCAATCGAAACCATAGACGCCTACATAAAGCTGCGCCCCGGCCAGACACACCCGAAAGAGCAAAGGAGGACAGAAACGTGAAAATTATTGCAATCATGGCCCAGAAAGGCGGCACGGGCAAAACCACCACGGCCACCACGCTTGCTTATGACCTGGCCCAGCTGGACGGCCCGGTGCTGCTGATCGACGCCGACCAACAGGGCAACGCCTCCCAGATCATGGGAGCATACGATCCTACAGCCTGGGGCGTGGAGAAGCTGCTGGAACCGGACACCGACGCCGCCAGCGTGGACGACCTCAAACAGACCCGCGAATGGCAGCCAAAGAAAAAGGCCCCGGCGGTGCGCGTGGACGTTGTGGCCGCCTCTGCGGCCCTCATGGACGCAAACATGGACGTGGCCGCCGACACTGTAAACGACCAGGTACACCGCCTCCAGGAGCGCCTGGCCGCCGTCTCCGGCGTCTACAAGTACGCCGTCATAGATTGCGGCCTCCTGCTGGATATGGCTGTATTAAACGCCCTGGTAGCGGCAGACCTCTGGATCGTCCCCGTTAAGCCCGGCGGGTTTGAGGTGGACGGCCTCCTGCGCGTCCGTGAACAGCTGGAGGAACTGCGGCAGTTAAACGGCGGCCTGGAACTGTGGGTGCTGCCCGTTATGTTTGGCAAGAGCAACGCCCACAAGGCCGTCATGGCTCATCTGCGCAGCCTGGGCCACCGCGTCACACTGGCGACGATCCGCCGCTCTGTGATCGCAGAATCCTACACGGCGGCAGCCCTGCCGCTTCCTGTATACAGCCCGCGCTGCGGCGTGGCGAAAGACTACGAGGCCCTGGCCTATGAGGTCATGGCCTGGAACGATGAAAGAGAGGTTAAAGCATGACAGGGCGCAGCATTTTGGACGGGCTGAACGCCGCCAGCAAGGCGGGCGTAAAGGCTACCCCGTCCGCACGTTTCCGCACGAAAGAAATTGACATTGACAACATCTACCGCAACGTATTGAACCAGTACAGCCTGGACGACGTGGACAACCTGGCGCGGGCTATCCTGGTAGCGGGCCGCCTCTACCACAACCTGGTAGTGGTCTATGACCCGGCCCTGGACGCAGACTACAGGCTGGTATCTGGCGAGCGTCGTCTCCTGGCCCTCCACAAGCTGGTGGACGCGGGCCACCCGGAGTATAAAACCGTCACCTGTCAAGTGATCCCGAAAGGCAGCCAGGCGGAGGAGCGCCTGGCCGTGATCCTGGCGAACACACAGCGAAACAAAACAGCAGCGGATCGCGTCCAGGAGTACGAGAACCTAAAACAAGCGCTGGAGGAAATGAGAGCCGCCGGGGTCGATTTTTACGGGCGCGACCTGACCGAGGGAAAGCTCCGCGACCACATGGCCGCGATCATGGACGAGGCCGACGGCACGCTGGCAGCACTGGAGAAGATAAGCAACAGCCTAACCCCGGAACTGCGCCAGCTCATGGAGGACGGCAAGCTGAACTTTACAACCGCCACCGCTGCGGCAGCCCTCTCCCTGGACGCCCAGGCCCAGCTGGTGCAGCAGAACGCCGCCCAGGGCGAGGACAAGCCGATCACAAAGCAGGACGTGGCAAAGGCCCGCACCACGTCCGCCCGCGAATACCTCCGCTCGGAGTACGCCGCCCGCCCCTGTGAGTGTGACAACAGCCACAACTGCGACAACGTGGACAACCTGGTAAGTTTTTACCGCGACGGTGCGACGTCCGGCTGCGCTGGCTGCTGCGCCTGGTGCAAAGAGCGCACCAGCTGCCCGAAATGCTGCGCGGAGGTAGCAGCGGGCAGCCAGAGCGACGCAGACACGCCACTGCACGGCGCGCCGGACAGAATCCAGCCGCCTACAAGCCAGACTGCAGAAAGCGCCGCAGAGGACGCGACAGCGGCTGCTGCGCCATTTGCCGACGACGCCCACCCGGAACACGCCGCGACCATGTGCTACTCCTGCCTCCACTGGGACGAGTGCAGCGAGAAATCCGACAGGGTGCTGTCCTGCGACAAATACGAGAACCCCGCCGAAAGGCGCACGCCACTGGCCCCGGCGGGCGAGGTCACGACCACCCAGGCAGACGCCGCCAACACGCTGCGCACCGACGAGGAACTGGTAAAAGTCTTATACGCCGCCCTGGGAACGCTGGAATACCAGGGCCAGATCAACGAACTGGAGGCCCGGCGGCTCCACTCTTTGCTGTCGGCAATGCACCGCCGCTGGATTAACACGGGCTGCTGGAAACCCTACGGCACAGCAGAGGAACAGGACGAAAAGGAAAGGAGAAAAAGCCAAGATGTCAATAGTTGACATTCACGCCCCGGCGGGCGACGGCTACGGCGTGATTTACGCCGACCCGCCCTGGAGCTACCGCCAGCAGGACAACGGCGCAGCCGCACGCCACTATCCCGCCAGCAACGCCTGGGGAAACGAGGTGCAAGACCATGACACAGCCCTGTTATAAATGCCCGGATCGCTGCCAGAACTGCCACGCCAGCTGCGGAAAATACGCCGCTTTCCGCGCAGAGCTTGACAAGCGGCGCGAATATAACAAGCAATTCCAGCCCATAGACCCCATGCCCTACTCCCACGAAATGGAGAAGAAAAACCGCCGCAGAAAGTACAAAGGGGGCAACCAATGAACAAACCCACGAATGAGTATATAATGGCTATAAAACCAGAATGGGTGGCGCTGATTGAGAGCAAGGAGAAAACGCTGGAGATCAGACGCACCGCGCCGCACATTTCCCCGCCCGTGTCAGAAAACAACCCCATAGACGTATGGGTGTACGAGACGAAAAGCAACGGCGGGCGCGGCCAGGTCGTGGGCCGTTTCCTCTGCTGCAATATCCGCACCTTTGACGCACACCGCGACGATCTGCTGCTGCGGCGCGCCGCCCGCGTCCCGTGGGAAAAGCTCAAAGAATACCAGGGCGACCACACGCACCTGTACGCCTGGGACATTACCTACTACAAAAAGCTGGCCGTCCCGCTGCCGCTGTCCGCCATGGGCTGCCATTGCGCGCCGCAAAGCTGGTGCAAGCGAAAGGAGAAAAAAGCATGAAAGAGGAAACCCGCTATTTTTACGGCACGATCCACGCAGAACGCGCCACGAATGAGTGGCAACGCAAAAACGCCCTGCCCGCCAAGTACGCCACAGCTACCCCGGCGGAACAGGCCAAAATGCGCGAATACTACAACGTGACCGACGCGGAGTGCGAGGAAATGCGCAAAATTTACGCGGCTTTTCCGCCGCACCTGTTATTCCGAAAGGCCCTGTCCACCCCGGACGAGTGGCTGCTGATCTCCTGGGAGGACGACCAGGACGAGGCTGTGCGCGAGGCAATCTGGCTGCTGGAACAGCTGGGCGGATTCTACGAGGGCTACCGCGACAAATTCCTGGAGGACTGGAACGCCGGAGAGTACGAGTCGGGCGGCTGCTGGACAATCCCGGACTACCTCATGGAAGTGGAAAGCCTGGCGTTTAGCGTCCCGGCAGTAGAGACACCGCCGCCCGTCCCGCCGGACGAGCCGCTGCCGTTCGACCTGGAAGAAATGGAGGGCAAAGACCATGCTGCAAAAAGTGATCGCGCTTGATTTCGACGGCACGCTCTGCGAAAGGGCCTGGCCTGGTATCGGCGCGCCAAAGTGGCCCGTAATCCGCGCCGCCCTGGAGGAACAGAGACAGGGCGCGCTGCTGATCCTCTGGACGACCAGAGAGGGCGAGGCACTGGACGAGGCCCTGACCTGGTGCAAGGACGTGGGCCTCAACCTGGACGGCGTGAACACATCCGCACAATCCTGGAAAGACGCCTACCAGAACGACCCGCGCAAGATCGGGGCCACCGAATACTGGGACGACAGGGCCGTGGACGTGACAATCGTTGAAACGCGGCAAATGCTCAAAGAGGAAACACGCCGCCGCCAGGCTGCCTGGAATACGGCAAAGAGAGCCTACCAGACCGCCCGCTGGCCCTGGCAGCGCTGGCAGCTCAAAAGAGAGGCCCAGCGCGCGTGCTGCGACTACCTGGACGTCTACATAGCCCAGCGCAATGCAGAGGCACACAAGATCTGCGAGGCCGTCCGCGCAGCCTATGAGAAAGCCTACGCCAAAAGGAGCGCCGAATGATCGAAGCAAACACAATTAACAACATGGATTGTTTGGATGGCCTGGCACAAATGCCGGACGGCTGCGCAAAGCTCATTGTAGCCGACCCGCCCTATTTTATGGGCTTAACCCACAACGGACAGCACGGCCAATTTAATGACCTGGCTGTGGCTAAGCCGTTCTACAGGCAGCTGGCCCAGCAGCTGCGCCGAATCCTCAACGATCACGGCGAATTTTATATTTTTATGGACTGGCGCGGCTGCGCGTTCTACTATCCGATTTTTGCCGAATATCTGCCCGTGAAAAATATGATCGTCTGGGACAAAATGAGCGGCCCCGGAAATTTCTACAATAGCAGCCACGAGTTTATCCTCTATGGCTGCATAGACCCGCAGACAAAAAAACACGCCCGCAACGTCTGGACAGAGCGCGGTTTTACGTCCGGCAGCATCCAGACAGACGGCGAGAAAATCCACCCGTCCCAGAAACCCATAGCGCTGATCCAGCGCATTATCACGGACGCCAGCGTGCCGGGCGATCTTGTGGTAGACCCGTTCGCGGGCAGCTGCACAACCGCCGTGGCCTGTATCAGAACGGGCCGCCGCTATGTGTGCTTTGAGGTGTCCGAAACCTACGCCGCAGCGGGCCAGGCCCGCGTGGATAAGCTCCTGGCAGAGCGCCAGGCCAGAAACGCAAAAAAATGAGCCGCCAGCGCGGCTGAAAGGGCAGCAAATGGAAACATACACCGAAAAGGCATTAAAAGCCATTGCAACGGGCAACGCCCCGGCGGAACAGGCAGCCCTGGAGGCCGTGATCGCGGAGGCCGTGAAAAAGGCAGTAAAAGAGACGCGCCGACAGGATCAACAGCAAGCGCTCCACAATACCGCGCTACTTATGGAGAACTACCGCGCCCTAAAAGGCTACGAGGGCCGCGCCGTGGACAGCGCCGACGCTGCCAGGCTCCAGGGCGCAGAAATCCAGGGCGAGGCGTGGCTCCGATCTATCCGCAAGAATAAGGCCCGCACCGCCGTTATGCTGGCACACCTGGACGCCGCCCTGGACGAACTGGAAAAAGAAACCCGTCAAAAGGGCCGCGCCTATATGTTCGACGCCTACCGCGCCCGCTACATGGAGGGCTTGACAGCCGAGGAAGTGGCCGAAAAGCTCAACACCGGGAAGAACAGCCCGGCCCGCTGGTGCAAGCAATTAAACGAACGTCTGGCCGTCCTCCTGTTTGGAGTGGACGGCCTCCGCCGCTGGTAAAGGAGGATCACATGAAAGCCTACCACAAAAAGGATTTACACCGCAGCAAAGACCCGGACAGAATGGCCCAGGCAGTGGCCGTCGTGGCCGCCTACCAGGCAATCGAAGAAACAGCCGGGGCAAACGCCAGGCTGAAAGCCCAGGCAACCACCGACACGGGTGCAATCTTATACGCCCTTGTGCCCGTCCACATCGGCCAGCAATGCGTCGAGAAATGGCACGCCCTCCAGCAGCGCGTCGAGGCTGCACAGCAGAAACCCACGGGCCAGGAGCTGGAGGCATGGCACGACGAGGCAGAACAGGAACACGTCCACCCGCCCAGGAAATAACCAATACACCACAAAAAACACCACAAAACCCAGAACTACACAAGCCCCGGCGGATACCCATAGAACCAAAAAGCCGACGCTTTGGGTCTATCACAGATAGTCCAAAAGCGCCTACGCGGGAAAGTTTGGGGAAAAACTGGGGTTTTACTGGTGGCCCATCCGTGGTAAGCTGGTAGCGTGGACAAGCAGGAACGCCGGGCAGAAATGCCCGGCGCTTTGTTGTTTGTGCGCCCTCCTATAACAGTGGCCAGGGCGAGCCATAACGCCCTGGCCTATATGTGAGGCGGGGGCCAGAGGAACCAGGAGGCGCGGATCATGCTGCTAAAATACTGCCGTTGTGGCGCTATCATACCAGCAGACCGCCAGCGCTGCGCGCGGTGCGAACAGCTGCACCAGAGCCGCCACACGGCATACAATGCCCAGTGTCGCAGCCAGAAAGCCGCAGCCTTTTATGTGTCCAGGGAATGGCGGACAATCCGCCCTGTAATTATATCTATATACGACGGGATAGATATATGGGCGTTTTACGAGTGCGACAAACTGCTGGACGCCGATGAAGTCCACCACGTCGAAGAACTGGACACAGCCTGGGATCGCCGTCTTGATCCCTTTAACCTGTTTCCTTTGGCCCACGCCTCACATACAGCGATCACGGCTGCATACAAGCGCAGCCCCGCCAGCATGAGGGCGACACAGCGCAAGCTGCTGGAGCTGCGAAAGCGCTACTTTGAGAGCGAGGGGGGCTATGAAAAAGTTTTGGAGCGGGCCGGATTAGTCGCCCCTCCCTAGACTTTGGAGAAAACTCCCCACCAAAAACTCCCCCAAGGGCGCTTTTGCGGGCGTCCATGCAACAAAAACACAAAAAGGAGGCCCCACACATGGCCGGAAAACGACAACCGACGGCCCTTGTGGTGGCGAAAGGCAAGAAGCACTTAACAAAGGCCGAAATCAAAGACCGCGAAAACCGGGAACTGATCGCGGCGGCGGACAATATCGCGCCGCCGTCATGGCTGAAACCAGACCAGAAGAAGCGGTTCAACACCCTGGCTGCAGAACTGCTGAAAATGGGCATTTTCGCAAACGTGGATTGCGAGGCCCTGGGCCGCCTGGTCGTGGCCGAGCAGCAGTATGTGCAGATCACCGAGGAACTGGACAAGCAGCCAATCACATACAAGCGGAGAATCCCACGAAAGCCGACCCCGGCAGACAACCCGGACGAGATCATAGACGGGTTTATATGGGACGAGGCGCTGATAGTGAACCAGGAACGGAACGACCTGTTGATCCAGCAGGACAGAGCCTGGAAGCAGTGCAGACAAGGCGCTGCGGACTTTGGCCTGTCCGTCGCCCAGCGCTGCCGGATCGTGGCCCCCACCGCCAAGGAGGCCGCCAAAACAAACAAGTTTGAAAAATTCCGAAAGGAAAAGACCCCGGAGGAATGAAAAAGGCCGTAAAAGACCGCACAACACAGTATGCCATGGACGTTTTGGCGGGCCGGATCGTGGCCGGGGAGCTTGTGCGGATGGCTTGCCAGCGTCACCTGGACGATCTGGAGCGCGCCAAGCTGGCCCCGTCCCGCTATTATTTCGACGTGGAAGCCGCAAACGACATACTGGAGTTTGCGGAAACCCTCACAATAGCAGAGGGCGAGGAACAGCAGCGCGTCCACCTCTACCCATTCCAGTGCTTTATCCTGGGCAGCCTCAACGGCTGGCGGATCAAAGGAAAGGGCAACCGACGCTTTAGAACCTCCTATGTGCAGCTGGGCCGACAGAACGGCAAGAGCTTTCTAAACGGCATACTGGCCGCTTATTATGGCAATTTCACGGCCTACCAGTACCCGCAAATCTACTGCGCGGCCACCAAACAAGACCAGGCCAATATCGTTTTTGGGGAAGTCGTGAAGTTCATCCGCAGCGACGACGACCTGGCCGAGCTTTTCAAAGTCCACGAACATAACCACACGATTGAGTGCTTGCTCACGCACGGCGAGATCAAGGCAATTTCCGGCGACACAAAGAGCCTGGACGGCCACCGCCCCTACCTGGGGATTGTGGACGAATACCACGCCCACCGCACGAACCAGATGTACAAACTACTGGAGGGCGGCATAAAGAAAGTAAAATCTGCCCTTATTTCGGTTATTACTACGGCTGGTTTTGACCAAAAATCGCCCTGTTTTGCCCTGTATGAGCATTGTAAAGCCATTTTGCGCGGTGGGGCGTCCATTGACACACAATTCTGCTATATCGCAGAAATGGACGAAAAGGACGACCTCTGGACGCCGCAAAACTGGCTGAAAGCAAACCCCGCCCTGGCCTACGACCCGGACGCGCTGGAGAATCTGATCCCGATAGCCGACGCGGCCCGCCAGATGGGCGGCGAGGATTTGCGCGATTTTCTGGTAAAGCAGTTAAACAGATGGGTGCAATGGTCGAACCGCGTCTACATCCAGGACATGGAGAAGTGGCGCGCGTGCCGCAGTGACAGAACCCTGGCCGACTTTAAGGGCAGCCGCTGCTTTGTAGGGCTTGACCTGTCCAGCGGCGGCGACTTAACAACCGTCGTTATTCTGATCCCCTATCTGGTGGACGGGGTGCGCAAGTATTTTATCCATAGCCACAGCTTTATCCCGGCGCAGCGCCTCCATCAGCACGTCCAGAGCGACAACGCGCCCTATGACAAATGGGTGGAGGACGGCCTGGTAACAGTAACCCACACAATGGGCGGCATAAAAACCGACTATAAATATATTTTAACCTACCTATCCGTACTGGTAGACCTCTACGGCCTAAAAATAAGTATGGTGTGCTACGACCCGCACAACGCCAGCGCGTTTCTGTCCGATCTGGAGGCCCAGGGCTGGCCGTGCCTGGATATTATCCAGAGCGCCCGCAGCTTGTCCGACGCAACGGAAGATTTTCGTCTGGAAATCTACGCCGGGAACGTGGAGTATAACCGCGACGAGGAGCTGCTGACCTGGAGCATTGCAAACGCCAAGACCATAGCGAACAACTACGGCGAGACAAAGATCGACAAGGAAATGCAGACCGAGCGCATAGACCCGGTGGACGCTGTGATCGACGCCTGGAAAGTGGCAATGTGCGGCAATGACACCATAACGGGCGACGAGGCGCTGGAGGCGTGGCTGGAAATGTACAACGAACACATAGCAAAAACGGGGACGACAAAATGAACTTCTTTCAATGGTTTATTAAAAGCATGACGGGGTATTTTTCCAGGGCTGCACCGCCCGGCCCAGAACCTCCGCAGCTGCCCGCCATGGCTGCTGCGCCGGAGGAACAGCCGGAGACGATCACGGCCACGGCTAAGGACGTGCAGCCCGCACCCAGGGCAGCAAGCAACGGCTGGGAACACCTGGGCAGCACAAAGTTTTTGCAATGGCTTGGCTTGAGCAGAGACAAGCCGAAAGCCGTAGAGAATGTAACGTATTTTACCTGTCTCAAACTGCTGTCTGAAACTATGGCGAAAATGCCGATCAAGGTCTACACCTACGACGACGGCGGCCCGCTGGAGGCGAACCCCGCCGACGACAGGCTGGCCTACCTCCTGGACGTGCGGCCCAATCCGCTTATGACGCCGACCACGTTCTGGACGGCAGTAGAAAACAACAGGAACCACTACGGCAACGCTTATGTGTATATCCGGCGCAAATTCCTGCGCCAGAAATACGGCGGACAGATTGAGCTGCAAGACCTCTGGATCATGCCGTCAAGCTGCGTGCGCGTCGTAATCGACGACGCGGGCGTATTTGCTGGAGCTGGCCGCCTCTGGTACGTCTACTCCGACCAGTACACCGGGAAGCAATACGTTTTCAGCTCCGACGACGTGCTGCACTTTAAGACCTCCCACACCTTTAACGGCCTGGTGGGCGAAAGTGTCCAGGCGATCCTGGCCTCTACCGTCCAGGGGCAGCAAGCGTCCCAGGATTTTCTCAACGATTTGTACGAGAACGGGCTGACGGCCCGCGCCGTGCTGGAATACACGGGCGATTTGTCCGCAGCTGGACAGACAAAGCTGCGAGAATCGTTTGAACAGATGGGAAACGGCCCGGCAAACGCTGGCCGCATCCTGCCTGTCCCGCTGGGCTTTAAGCTCACGCCTATGGACATAAAGCTGACCGACGCCCAGTATCTGGAGCTGAAAAAGTACGGCGCGCTGCAACTGGCCGCCGCCTTTGGCATTAAGCCAAACCAGCTGAACGACTACGAGCGCGGCAGCTATGCCAACAGTGAACAGCAGACAATCGCTTTCCAGGTCGAAACCATGCAGTACACGATCAAGCAGTACGAGGAAGAAATGGCCTATAAACTGCTGGACGGCCCGGCGGATCGCCGCCGCGTGAAGTTTAACGAAAAAGCCCTGCTGCGCACCGACAGCAAAACACAAATGGAAATCTTGAAAACCGCCGTCGAGGGGTCGATCTACTCCCCCAATGAGGCCCGGCGCTATGTGGATAAGCGCGCCGCGCCTGGAGGCGATAAGCTGCTGGCGAACGGTGGCATGATCGCTCTGGAACAGATGGGCGCACAGTACGGCGTCGACAAAACCGAGAAAGGAGGCACAGAAAATGCCCCGATTTGACTTTACCGCCCGCGATAGGGACGGAAAGCTGAAAGATTACGGCTACCTGGACATGGAAAACCAGGCAGACGGCCCGGCCACAATGACCTTTTACGGTGACATTGTAGCCACCGAGGGCTGGCGGGAGGATCGCACGCCGCAACAGATCGCGGACTTTTTGGCGTCGCTCACCCAGGGCCAACAGATCAACCTGTATTTCAACAGCCCCGGCGGCGACGCCTACGCGGGCGTGGCAATGCACAACATTTTGTCCCGCTGGCAGGGCCGCAAGGTGGCCTACGTTGACGCAATCGCCGCCAGCGCGGCAACCATGCCGCTTATGGCGTGCGACGAAATCCACCTTGCAGCGGGCGCGGAGGTTATGATCCACGACCCCTGGGCCTGGGCGGCGGGCAACGCCGCAGAGCTGCGCGAGACTGCGGCCAGGCTGGACAAGGTGGGCGACCACTACGCGGATATTTACACAGCCCACGCAGCGGAGGGCGTGACCCGCGACCAGCTGCGCGAGGCCATGCGCGCGGAAACCTGGCTGGACGGCTCTAACATCGGCCAGTATTTCGACGTGATCGTGGACGAAACGGAAGCAGCCGCCCCGGCGGCCTCTGCATCCTATGCACGCTATAAGGCCACGCCGCCCGCACTGCTGAAAAAGGCAAACGCCACCAGACAGGCCCAGGAGGCCGCGGAAAGCGCCACCGCCAAGCGGGCGGAAAACAACACAGCCGACGCGGCGAAAGCCGCCCAGGCGCAGCAGAGCCGCGCACAGGCCCTGCTGGCCGATCTTTACCTATACGGAACCTAAAAAAACAAAGTAAAGGAGTACACCATGAACGAAGAAATGCGCAAGAAACTGGCCGAAATCAACGCCACCAAAGCCGAGGTGCGGCAGCTGATCGCGGACGGCAAGCTGGACGAGGCCGAGAGCAAAAAGGCAGAGCTGGACGCCCTCCAGCGCGCCTTTAACCTCCTGCTGTCTATGGAGGACGAGGACGAGGCCGCCGCCAAGGCCCAGGCAAAGAAGAAGCAGGAACTGCACGACGAGAAGCAGCCGCCGCTGACCTTTGCCCGGATCGGCCAGGCCGTCGTCAATGCCCTGGGCGCTGCCGTGAGCCGCCGCAAGATGGACGACACCGACCGCCAGATCATCCAGGATGCCATGAAAGAGAACAGCGACCCGGACGGCGGCCTCACTGTTCCCCAGGACATCCAGACCCGGATCAAGGAGCTGCGCCGCAGCGACGACAACCTGGAGCAGTACGTCAACGTCGAACCCGTCAAGACCATGAGCGGCTCCCGCGTCATCGAAAAAGAGGCCGACACCACCGCCTGGCCGGAAATCGACGAGAACGGCGAGTTTACCGAGGCTGACACGCCGCAGTTTGCGAAAATCGCCTACACGATCACCAAAAAGGGCGGCAAAATGCTGTGTTCTCTGGAACTGCTGGCCGACACCGCCGAAAACATCCTGGCCTATCTGATGAAGTGGATCGCCAAAAAGACCCGCGCAACCCGCAACGCTAAGATTTTGGCGTGCGTGGACAAGATCACCACGGGCAAAGAGGTGGCCGTCGCTGACCTGGACGGCTTGAAAGACATTTTCAACGTCATGCTTGATCCGGCTATCACCGTGTCCAGCAGCGTATGGACGAACCAGGACGGCTTTAACTGGCTGGACAAGCTCAAAGACAAGGACGGCAACTACGTCATGCAGCCCGACCCCACCAACAAGACCCGCCAGCTGCTGTTTGGTAAGTACGCCGTCCACGTCCTCTCTAACAAGGTGCTGAAAACCACCGTGGACACCAGCAAAAAGACCAACACCTACCCGCTGATCTGCGGCGATCTGTCCGAGGCCGTGACCCTGTTTGATCGTGAGTTTATGACGATTGAAAGCTCCAAGGAGGCGGGCAGCGCCTGGGACAAAGACCAGCTGGCCGTCAAAGTGCGTGACCGTTTCGACGTCCAGCCCGTGGACACCGCCGCGATCATCAAGGGCCAGATCACCGTCACCGTGGCGGGCTAAAGCAAAGGAGGGCGTAATCGGTGAAAGATGAAACAAAGGGCCTATTGCTGACGCTGGCGAAAGCCTACGCCCGCATAGACTACACCGACGACGACGACGCCCTGCTGCCGCTGCTAATTGAGGCCACCGTCCAGAGCCAGGAGGAACTAATCCCCGGCTTTGACGCCGACAACATGACCGCTCGCCAGCAGCTGCTGGCGATTATGACGGTTAAGAACCTCTACGACAACCGGGAGAAGTACGGCACAGCACAGGATCGTCTGCGTGGGGCCGCATCCTCCCTTTTGGTGTCGGAAATGTACGAGGACAAGGAGGCGACGGCCAGTGTATAGGCGCGTGCGTATTTTCGAGTGCGTCAACGGCGACGGCCCGCGCCGCAGCGAAAAAAAGACCCTAATCTGGACGCCCTGGGCAGATGTGCGAGACAACACCGCCCAGACCCGCGACCAGACCCAGGAAAGGCTCCAGGAGGGCGACCTCTCCCTGGAGCTGCGCCGCTGCGAAATGGCCGACACGATCCGCCGTCACCTGTTCCGGCATGACCGCGCCTACCGCGTGGAGCTGGACGGCGACGAGTACGAGGTGAAAACCGCCGATTTTACCCGAAACGACGGCGGCAAAATCCGCTTTACTGCGTCGTTTACGGCATAGTGTCAACAGTTGACACCCAGGAGGACGGCCCATGCAGATACAGCTGGACGGCGCGGCCATCAAGGAGCTGGTAGCAGCCCTGGAAGCGGCAGAGGGCGACGACGCCCGCGCCGCTGTGGACAAGCGCATAGTCAAGCGTGGCGCAGATATTGCAAAGCCGGACATGGCCCGGCGAATACCGCGCGCAGCCGATCACAAAAAATCGGGCAGCGCATGGTCTAAGCCCTCCGGCGGCCCGGCTGCCGACAACGTGCCGCAAGAAAACCCGAAAAAATCCGGCGACAGCTACGCGGCCAAGGTAGGCTGGACGCTGGACGACAACAGCGAATATTTTTACATGAAATTTGTAAACTGGGGCACGCTGAAAATGCCGCCCCGCGATTTTGTGGAGCCTACCGCCCAGGCCCTGGAGCCGCAGCTGCAAAAAATCGCGGAAGAAGAATACCAGGCAGAACTGGACAAGCGCCTGGGGAGGTTTGAATAATGGACGTTATCACAGCCGCCTACAAGGCCCTGGAGCCTATCACAGAGCGCGGCGTCAAAGTACAAGAGGGCTGGTACGACGAGCGCTATAAACGCCTCCACGTCACCCTCTGGCCCCTGGCGGAAACGCCGGAGGCTCACAGCGACGACGCGCTGGAAATCGAGACAGCCGGGCTACAGGTGACGATTTTTTCAACAGAGGAACAAGAAGCCCTGCGGGAAGAAATCAAACAGCTGCTAATCAACGCCGGGGCCTCCTACCAGGGAACCGACCAGCAGCAGACCCGGATCGAGGCGGGCGTCTATATCCGCCCGCTGCGTTTTCTCTTTTATGAAGAAAGGAGCCAAGAATGAGCGAACCCAAAACCACGGTGCGCCACCGCTATTGTGGCCTCCGCGACGTATATGTGGCGAAAGTTACCCAGAACGACACCGAGGGCTACACCGCCGAAACCCCCGTAAAGATGGCCCGCGCGATCAAGGCCAAAATCTCCGATAAATTCACGTCCGAAAAGCTGTACAGCGACGACGGCGTGGAGGGCATGCTCCAGGCGTATGAGGGTACGGACGTGGAGCTGGAAGTCAACACCCTGGCCGCAGCGGATCGCGCCGCCTTTTTCGGCCAGGCGTACCTCAACGGCTTTTTGCTCAAGTCCGCAGAGGATGAAGCGCCGGAGGTGGCCCTGGGCTACCGCGTGCGCCGCTTGAACGGCAAGTTTGATTTTGTTTGGATGTATTGCGGCAGATTTGCCCAGGGCAACGAGGAAAACTACGAAACCGAGGCCGCCAGCAAGACCGCCCAGACCAACACCGTAAAGGGTGAGTTTTACCAGCGCGAAAAAATGGACAAGGTGGACGGCAAAGATGTACACCTCTACGAAATCCGCGTTGACGAGTCGAACGTGGGCGCGGAGGACACCGGGGCCGCTGCGGCGATCAAGGCGTGGTTCGGCAAGGTGCAGGAGTACGCCGCGACGGTAGGCGGTTAAAACATAGGAGGGCGTAAAAAATGGCAAAGCGCAGCATTGTGGTAAATCAGAAACAGTATTTCCTGCCGGATCACATCGACACCCAGGCGTACCTGGATTATTGCGACGTACAGGACGCGCTGGACAGCGCGACGAATTACCGCCGCAAACACTTTGAACAGATGGCCCAGGCCGTCTGCCATGTGTACGGCGATCAGTTTACCCTGGACGACGTGCTGGCCCCTGTATACGGGCTAGAACCGTCGCAAATTCTCACCGAGTTTGCGGCGCTGGAATTTTATGTGATGGAGCGCGTAAACAAGAGCGTGGAGACTATCACGGTAAATTTTACGAAAGAGGCTTGACCCCGGAGGTTGAGCTACAACGCGCGGGAGCTTGCAGCACAGCGGAAAACGTGACGGTGCTGCAAGCCCGCCTTTATTGTGACTATATGCGCCGGATCGAGGCGGCGAAAACCTCCGGCCAGGCAGTACGCGAAAATTTGCAGCTGCTGGCCGAATTTTTCAACACCTCCCGGCGGGTTATATACAGCGAAAGCGTGGACGACCTCCTGCTGGCAGCCAAAACGCTGCATTTTACTATGCAGCAGATCGTCCTGCCAAAATTTGCGGCTTTGTCGCCAGAGCCGCCGGAACCTATCGAAAAATCAATTTTTGACGACTACGACGCGGAACAGGACGCCCAGGCGGGCTATGTGGACGAAACCGCAGACCGCTGGCTGATCTGCAAGCAGAACGTCGAGGCGGTCACACGCCTGGCGATCCGCGTTCTGCGTGAAAGCTACACAGACGCGCAGCGCGAACCGCTGGGCCGTCTGCTGGAGTACGTCGCCTACGAGATCGAACACACCGAAAAATAGCGAGGTGAGCAAAGCATGAGCGCCGGGGCAAACGTCAAGGTATCGGCCAACAGCTCCACATACCAGCAAGCCCTCAAAGCGGCCCGCGACAGCACGAAAGAGCTTGCGAGCCAGTTCAGCCTGGCAAGCACCCAGGCCAAGCTGTTTGGCAGCACCACCGACCAGCTGAAAGCAAAGCAGCAGGAACTGACCGCGAAAATCAAGGCCCAGAAAGAGATCACCAGCCTACACCACACAGAGGTGGAACGCTTAACCAAAGTGTTGAGCAACCAGAAAAGCCGCCAGCAGGAGCTGGCCACGCAGCTGCAAACCACAAAGGCCGCCTATGAGGCAGAGAAAAAAGCCACGGGTGAGAACAGCGACAGCACCCAGGAGCTGGCAAAACAGGTGAAAGACCTGGAAAGCCAACAGAAAAAGCTGGACGGCCAGATCGGCAGTACCGAGGGCAAGCTCCAAAAGGCTACGATAGCCGAAAACAACAGCCAAAAAGCAACCCTGGAGCTGGAGAAAGCGCTGGAGGACACCAACAAAAAGCTGAAAGACGCCGCCCTGGACGAGTTTGCAAAAGGGCTTGACAAGGTAACGGACAAGCTGGAAAAAGTCCAGAAAGCGGCCAACGTCGTGTCCGGCGCTGCCGTGGCCGCTGGCACTGCTGCGGTGGCTGCATGGGACGAGGTAGACAACGGCGCGGACAACGTGATAAAAGCCACAGGCGCGACGGGAGAGGCCGCCGAGGCCCTGGAGCAGACCTATAAGAACGTGGCGTCCTCTTTCGCCGCCGACTTTGACACAATCGGCTCCACGCTGGGCGAGGTAAACACCCGCTTCGGCTACACGGACGAGGCCGCCGAGGCTTGCACAACTAAGTTTCTGAAATTTTCGGAAATCACAGGAACCGACGCTGTGCAGGCGGTGCAGCTGGTATCGCGCGCAATGGGCGACGCGGGCATAGAGGCGGACGACTACGGCACGCTGCTGGATCAGCTGGCCGTGGCCGCCCAGGCGTCCGGCATCAGTGTTGACACCCTCACTTCCTACATAACGAAATACGGCGCGCCAATGCGTGCGCTGGGCTTTGATACGGCGTCCTCTATCGCTATTTTCTCCCAGTGGGAAAAATGCGGCGTAAACACCGAGATTGCGTTCTCTGGCATGAAAAAGGCGATCAGCACCTGGAGCGCAGAGGGCAAAGACGCCCGCGTGGAATTTCAGAAAACGCTGGACGAGATCGCGGCCTGTCCAGATATTGCCAGCGCCACAACGAAAGCCATTGAGGTTTTCGGCACTAAGGCTGGCCCAGACCTAGCCGACGCAATCCAGGGCGGGCGCTTTGAATACTCCCAGTTTTTGGACTTGATCGAAAGCAGCGCGGGAACGGTGGAAACCACCTACAACGGCGTGGCAGACAACGCCCAGAACGTGCAGATTGCCATGAACAACTTAAAACTGGCGGGCGCAGAGCTGGGCGACACAATCCAGGAGAGCGCCACCCCAGTTTTAGAGAAAGTAACCGAAATTCTGCGCGACGTGACACAGTGGCTACAGAACGCCGACGACGACACAAAGCAGAACATAGTCACCGTCGGACTACTGGCCGCCGCGCTGGCCCCTGCTACTGCTGGCCTCACGGCAATGGTTAAGGGCGTGCGCTCCGGCATTGACGCCTACAAGCTGATCCGCGACGGCATAGGCGCGGCAGCTGGCGCGCTGACCGGAGAAACCGCACAGAAAATCGCAGCAACGGCAGCCACCACGGCGCATACGGTAGCCACGGGCGCGGCCACGGTAGCCCAGAATGGGCTGGCGGCAGCCCAGGGCGCACTAAACGCTGTTATGGCTGCAAATCCTATTCTGTTGGTAGTGGCCGCCCTGGCGGCGCTGGGCGTGGGCCTGGTGCTGGCCTACAATAACTGCGAGGAATTTCGCGCGGGCGTGGACGCGGCCATAGGCAAGGCGAAAGAAGTATTTTCAAATTTCGCCCAGGGCGTGGGCGACGCAATTACAACCGCAAAACAGCACCTGGCCGACCTCAAAGAAAACTGCACCACAAAAATGCAGGAAATCGGCCAGACGATCAGCACGAAATGGAACGAGGCCAAACAGAAAACCACGGAAGCCTGGCAAAACATCCAGCAGACTGTGGGAAACAAGCTCCAGAGCGTGCGCACTGATACCCAGCAGAAACTGGAGAGCGTCAAGCAGACAATGGCAACCGCCCTGCAAAATATGCAGAGCAACACCCAGCAACGCCTGGCAGCGATCCAGCAAGCGTACAGCAGCCACGGCGGCGGCGTGCGCGGCGTGGTAGCGGCCTATATGACGGCGATCCGCCAGAACTACCAGAGCGCCTACGACGCTATAAACAGCATGACCGGGGGCCGCTTTGGCAATATCCTGGACACGATCCGCAGCCGGATGAACTCCGCCCGCGACGCGGTAAGCAGCGCAATAAACCAGATTAAAGGCTTTTTCAATTTTTCGTGGAGCCTACCGCACCTGGCAATGCCGCACCCGCGCGTAAGCGGTAGCTTTTCACTTAACCCGCCCAGCGTGCCGTCCTTTAGTATTGACTGGTACGCCACGGGCGGCATTATGAAGAACCCCACCGCCTTTGGCGTCAATGGCTCCCGCCTCATGGTGGGCGGCGAGGCTGGCGCGGAGGCCATCCTCCCTCTGGCCCCGTTCTACGCGCAGCTGGAGCAAATGCTGGACGACAAAGTAACCGCAGCACTTAAAGCCATGCGTGTTGTGGTCTACGTCGAGAACAAGCTGGACGGCGACGACCTCACCGCAAAAGTGACCCCGCGCGTTTCCTCTGCCCTGGCCGACGAGGCGGAAAGGATCAGATAATGAAAATTAACGGCGAAAACCTGGCCCGCTACCGCACCACGCAGCTGACCGTCGCTTTCGGCCCGCCACAGGACGGCGCGGGCTATGAGTGGCCGGACGGTATGCTGGCCCCGATCAGTGACCCGGCGACGCAGAAATGCGGCACTTGCACGGTGGAGCTGGTGATCCGGGGCGACAACCGCAACGAAATAACGCGCACCGCGTCCACGCTGCACGGCCTCTGTCTCTCTGGCCCGGTAGAGTTAAAGCTGGACGGCTACAAAGGGACATACAAGGGCTATCTGGTGGGGTTTAAGCCGGAGAAAACGATCACGCCGAAAGCCTACAGGGTAAAGGCGACCTTTGAGGGCTGGCTCCAGGACACCCCGGTAAAACTGGCATATACAGGCCAGACACAGGCGACGCTGCACCGCGTCGGCTCCCGCCCGGCGGCGTGCGTCCTCACGATCACGCCACGGGCAGACGTGGCCACGCTCACTATGACAGGCTGGGGCGTCCATGATCTGGTCGTGAAAAATCTAAAATCCGGGCATAGCGTTGTTATTGACGGCACAAATGGGCTAATTACCCAAGACGGGCAGAACAAAGCGCCGGACGTGACACTCTGGGCGCTGCCCGCTATGGACTGCAAGCAGCGGACAATCACATGGGATAGTGCGGACTGCGACATAGCGGTGGAATATACCCCGCTGTGGTTATGAGAAAGGAGGCGGGCGGCATTGCTGCTGGAACTTTACGACAAAAGCCATAAAAAGCTGGCAAACCTCACCGGGACGAAATCGCCGCATATACAGCGCACGCTGGAATACGGCGACGAAACACTGGACTTTTACTACCCGGCAAGCGGCCCATGGCTGGGCCAGATCGCGGCGGAGTGTTACGTCCGCACGGATCGCCAGGAGTACGTAGTCAAGGCGGTGGAGAAAAGCACCGCAAGCGCCTGGCGCAAAATTTCTTGCGCCCTCAACATCGAAGAACTGGAGGGTACACCATTTCAAGATTTTGAAACCGTAGAGCAAACTGTCAAAGCTGCGGCAGAGTTTGCGCTGGCCGGGACGGGCTGGACGGTGGATGCAGACGCCAACATAACGAAAAAGCGCACGATCCGCAAAGAGGACGACACCACGGCCTGGGAGGTCGTAAAGCAGATTGTAACCACCTACCGACTGGAGCTGGAGATCGACGCCGTAAACAAGCGGCTGAAATTCCACACCCGGCGGGGCCGGGATCGCGGCGCATATTTTATCGAGCGGCTGAACCTCCGCAGCCTGGGCGTTAAAACGTCCAGCTATGGATTTTATACCCGCCTTATTCCCATAGGAAAAGACGGGCTGCACCTCTGGCGAGACGGCCAGAACTACATAGAAAACCACCAGTACAGCGACAAGGTTATAACGTCGATATGGAGAGACGAGCGCTACACGGTAACGGCTGCGCTGCTGGAGGACGCCCAGGCCAGGCTGGACGAGGCCAGCACCCCGGCCCGCGCTTATACTGCGGAACTGGTAGACCTGGCCACCCAGAGCGATAAATACAACGCCCTGGCCTATGACCTGGGCGACACCGTGCTGCTGGTGTCTGAAAAGACCGACGAGCGCGAAAAGCAGCGCATAGTCAAGCTGGATGAATACCCGGACGACCCGCTGGCAAATAAGGCGGAACTCTCCAACGTCAAGCAGACATTCGCACAGCTGCAAAAGACCGAGGCGGAAATGGCAACCGCCGACGCCGTGGCAATCGCCACAAAGCGCACAAAGAAAGTGCTGCGTGACGACTACCTCACCAAAGAAGAAACAAAGGTAGCGATCAGCGCTATGGCGGAAAGCATAGAGCTGGAAGTATCTAAAAAATACCTCACTGTGGCAAGCGGTGAGGCGGCCATAAACAAAGCGCTGAAAGACGGCAAAGCGTACACCGATGGCAAGCTGACAGAATACTCGACCACCGAGGAAACAAAGAGCCTTATTTCCCAGTCTGCCGAGCAGATCACCGCCGAAGTCTCCAAGACCTACGCAACAACAGCCAGCGTCGAGAAGTCGCTGGACACCCTCCAGGCCGCCGCCAAGTCCGCCCAGGAGGCGGCAAACAAGGCCAACAACGACGCAGCCAACGCCCAGGCCGCAGCGGACAAAGCGGCCACAGACGCCGCCGCAGCCGCCGCAGAGGCAGACAAGGCCAAACAGG